CCTGCACATCTAAAACAAATAAATCCTGTTTCATTGGCATAGACCTCAATTTTGTCTTGAGGGGGAAATTCAAGCATTTTTTCCTTTTTTCCGAAAAAGTTTATTAGCACCAGCTATAGCTACCTAAATCCATTTAGACAGTCTTAAAAGTTTACAGTAAATTTTTAATCTATGACAGATATTTTTATCAGGGTTTTCCCACCCTTTAAAATGCCACCTTCATAGATGTGTATTTCTTTAAATTGACTATCATCATTGGCTAGACCAGCCTGGACAAGCGAATCCAGTAAAGGTTTGCAGCGATTATCTAAATCTTGAATTCTTTTATCTTTCCAAAATAATGTGATGTCAATAGATAATTTTTGATCTTCAAAATTAATTTTTTGCTGGTTCACTATATGAGCCACTTGCTGTTTAAACTCCCTGGCTGGTAATGTTAAAAATCGCCTATGACCAGAGAATCCCCAATAGCTATTTATAGTGGGTGGAAGCGGTAGTTCCAAAGTAATTTCAGTCATGTGGCATTTTTACACAAAAGTTGTTGCAATTGTAATAGTTGTGTGTAATACTTCTTATATCAACTCACGAAAGGTAGATAAATATGTACAACAATAATCGGTATTACGAACCAGAAGATGATGATTCAGACAAGATCAATGATCGAGTTGCTGAACTCATGGAAGATGAATACAGCATAAAAAAGTATTCAAATTTCTCAGAAGGCATTTCAGAAGCCAAAAAAGAAGATCAAGCAATCATTGAGGAAATGTTATCAAAACCTCATGTGGATATTGATTTTGAGGCTTTGGGTAGGAAATTGTGGTCAATGGCTTATGACTACATGGAGAACTATGCAATTAGTCATGCAGAAGAAAATTTATCAAGCGGTTATTTAGATTAATCATCAAGAAAGGTAATAAACATGAGTACTATTTACAAAAAATTAAATCAAGCTAGAAAAGAATTTCATCTTTTAAAGTTAAAAAAATCGGGTCGCAATGATTTTGCCAAGTACAACTATTTTGAACTTGCCGACTTTTTGATTCCAGCTTTAGGAGTATTTGAAAACAATGGTCTTTGTGGCATTGTTAGTTTTAATGTTGAACAAGCAAAAATGGCTATTGTTGACATTGATTCAGGTGACAAAATAGAAATTGAAAGTCCAATGGGATCAGCCAACTTAAAAGGCTGTCATGAAGTGCAAAACATTGGTGCAGTTGAGACTTATCAACGCAGATATCTTTGGATGGCAGCCCTGGAGATTGTTGAGCATGATGCCATTGATTCCACTACAGGGGCAGAGCCACCCAGTATTGACCCCTATATTAACAAAATTATGTCTGCTTTAAGCGAAGATGCTTTAAAAAAGGTTTACATTGCTGCGGTCAAAACTTTAGGCGAATTGCCAGAGTTGGTCAAAGCCAAAGATATTCGCAAAGCTGAATTGCTTGGAGCACAATCATGATTATTCAAGATTCTATCCATGTAGAACAGGGTACAGATGAATGGAAAAAGGTTCGCCTGGGGTATGTATCAGCTTCTAACCTAGATGCTGTTATGGCTAAAGGTAAAGGTGGTGCTGAGTCTGTTACTAGGGAAAAATACAAAACTCGCCTGGCAATTGAAAGACTTACTGGTGAAATTGGTGAGTCTTATTCAAACCCAAGCATGGAATGGGGTGTGGAGACAGAAGAAAAAGCTGCTATGGCTTATGAGGTTTCATGTGAAACATTATTAGACAAGACAGGTTTTTGGAAACACTCTAGTATTCCTTGGGTTGGCTGCTCTCCAGATCGGATCGCAACTCCCAATGGCGGTGTGGAAATCAAATGCCCTGATAGTCATACTCATGTTAAATATTGGCGAAACAAGATTGTGCCTACTGAGTATGTCAAACAAGTACAAGGGCAAATCTGGGTAATGGATTGGGAATGGTGCGATTTTGTATCTTACGATCCAAGAATGCCTGAAAAGAGTCGCTTATTGATTGTTAAAGCCTATAGGGATGAGCAATTAATTAAGTTGATGGAGCAAGAGGTAAAGCAGTTTTTGGAAGAAGTTGAACAATTAATCATTGAGTTAGGATAAATCATGAAATCAAATGCAGAAAATATCAATTGGCAAAAAAAAGCAAAAATGCTTGAGCAACACAATGACAGTCTTAGTGCTTCAATTCAAAGATATGAACAAAAAATTGAAGAATTAAAGCATCACATATCTGTTTTAGATAAATTACAAGAAAGTTTAAGAATAGAAAATAAACAAATAGTAGATCTTAAAAACAAAATTTCTAGCTATAGAAAACTTATTCAATTCATTATTGGTGTTGAAAATGGTGATGTATTAACAAGCGAGGTTAAATAATCATGGCATCAGTAAATAAAGTAATTATTGTGGGCAATTTAGGAAAAGACCCAGAACAAAGGTCTTTTCCAGATGGCAGCCCAGTAACCAATATTTCAGTTGCTTGTACAGAGAAATACAAAGATAAGCAGGGTGAGCAGAAAGAAGTAACTGAATGGGTCAATGTAGTCTTTTTTGGAAAGCTGGCTGAAATCGCTGGTGACTACCTCAAAAAAGGCAGTTCAGTCTATGTTGAAGGCAAACTTAAGACTGAGAAGTATACCGACAAGAATACTGGTGTCGAAAAGTACTCTACAAAGGTCATAGGAAGCACGATGCAAATGCTTGGGGGTAAGTCTTCAGAAGATTCAAAACCTTCTCAAAGCCCTCAAAAGGGTGTTAATTTAACCAATTTAGATGAAGATATTCCTTTTTAAGCTAAAATGATCTTGGAGTCCCTATTTCTGGGAGTGGTACACCCAAAAATTACCTTCTGGTGCAATGCCAGACCTTTCGTGAGAGATAGGGACTCCACCCTATGCAAAAAAGCAACAAGTAAAAATAATACTTGTGCCTATAATACATCTATGTAATACTTCTTATGTAGTTTGATTATTCACGAAAGGAAATCAAAATGAGTCAAGTAAATCAAATGTATGGTTGTGATCCAGATGCTTTTTTATCAAGCGTCAAAGAATCTCTTAGCTATCAATTTTCTGGTGCTCTTATGTGCGCTGCCAGCATTATGAGTGATGCCCAGGAAGAAATTGCTGTTGGCATGGATGAAAGAGCCAAACAGTCTTTGAATAGAGCAAAGTTAATTATTTTTGAAGTAATGGAAGGTAATTTAGTTGGTTCAATTCCAAGGAGTCAATCATGAAAATAGTGGAAGTTTACTTAGTACCTGAAAAATATAATCCCAGGGTAAAGGCATCAATCCCTGGTTGTTGGATGGCAGTTCGCAGCGATGGAAATGAATATCCAGTTTGTCCAGACTATGCTGCTTCTAATGCCAATCAAGTATTTGCCATGCTTAATAAATCACAGTCAAGATTAGGAGATTAATATGTTTTATGACAGTTGGAATATCCCTTTGTGGGTCGAAGCCCTTGGTGTTTTAGTTTTTGGCATTATTTTTGGTTGTATGTTTGCTTTATCAATTTAAAGGAAAATCATGAGAACACCTTATATATGGACAGCATCTGGTACTGACATTGCTTTGCGCTGGAAAAATCAATATGGTTGGATACCGCCATCTGAACTCCAAGAGTACAAAGATAAATGGAAGTATTATCAAAATTTGCCATTAAGAAATTTGGATGACCATGCCAAAGAACTCTATGAGCAAGCATTAAAACAAGCGAAAGTAGCGAGAATTAAATGAGCAATGATGAAGCCATGTATTTTGCCCTGGTGGTAATTACTGGCTTTATTTTTGTAATATTCATTCACTTTAAGGACAGATAAAATGAACACAGAAATTAGTCAACAGATTATTGATCTTAAAAAATTAACCAACCGATTAGAAATGTTAAATGCAAATCCTGAAATTCAAGGTAGAAAACAGTTGTATGACACCGCAATTGAAATGGATGTAATTATTCAAAACATTATTTTTAATACTGTAAATTATGCAGAATAACTGGGCAGATAAGGTAGCTATTGCAATAATGGTGATTGCATCAGTAGTATTGCTATCGGCTATGCGATTTGCCATTAGACTAGGGGGATGGGCATGATAATTAAATCTCAGTTTTGGTACATATTGCAGCAAGAAATTGCCGCCAGGAAAGCAAAAAAATGATTATGGATTTGATTTTTGGATTTTTATTGACTACTGGAATCATCTTTTGGATATTTATGATTGCAATATTGCTGATGATTTATCTGCAAAAAAAATGACTACATTTACCTCAGAAGATCGGATTGCAGCTATGACTGAACCAGTTGTGATTGTCAATAGCGGTGCTAATGTTATGGATAAAGAAGATACCGAATCCATGCTAAGACATCAATTACAAATTATGCAAGCAGAAATTCAAAGATTAAGAAAAAAATTAATGGAAGCTGGAATATATGATTAAGTTTTTGCCAATTCTTATGTTATCTGGGTGCTCTTTAATGATTGGCAGCTTTGACCCTATAGAATATAGCTATGTCAACCGCATTCGCACCCAGGCTCAATTGGTTGATTGCTCAAAATTAAATGTATACATTATGTATACACAGACCCTAGAACTTAAAAATTACAGTCAATATCTTCCAGACAATGACCAGGAAATCGCCTTGGTAAATGACTTGTACAAGTTGGTGGATGGTTTACATAAGATTGACAACCCAAGCCCAGCTTATTGCAAAGCAAAGATGAATATAATTGAATCTAGCGCAGAATCAATTCAAAAAGTTACTGGAAATAAGCCAAGATGAATATTCAAGAATTAGCTGGAGAAGCCAAAGGATATAAAGCCCAATTTGATTCTGGGCTTATTACCGATAAAGAATTTAAAGATTTAATTGACAGTCTTGGCATTGCTCAAAAAATTAACGATAATGCCGATCAATTTGCTAAAAATCAAGAAATTAGAGTCTATTTAATGCAAATAATACAGCTTGCAGGGCTTATCTCAAGCCTTTGATTTTCTTTAAGTTTTCTTCCATTTCCCAATCTTCTCGGCATTCTTGACTACAAAATCTGCCTTCTGAAATAGTGTCATTGCAATATAAACAATGACCGCTAAAAAGATTCTTTTTTTGATCTCGAATATTTTTTATTGCTAGATTTCTATGTAATTCTTCCATATCCGAGGCATCATCAAAATAATCAGCACTCATGCAAGGTTGGACAAGAATTCCGCAGTCTCAGCTTGTCTGCGCCTTAAAAGACCAGCCAAATGCTTACCAGCAGCCATATCCCATTTATCAAACTCTTGGGCTGCGCCTTCCATATCTCCCTCATTAATTTTTTTTAATAAGGTAGAGCCATTAAAGTTACCTGCACCACAATTGAATACAAAGTCCACCAAGGCATCAAATTCGCCTTGGTTCATATCGGTAGTTACTTTTGCATTGACATCAGCAGCAGCCTTCTGGACATCTTTCATAAGCAATTCTTCAGCTTGTTCTTGGGTAATAGTTAAGCCTGGGTATACATCGTTGCCAGTATGCCCATAACCAATAGTCCAAGGATCGCCACCAGTAGCAGGATCAGGATAAGCAGTAAGTTTGCATCCTTCAAATTGCTCAGTAAGGTGAGCACCATCTTTAGAATATTCCATTATTTCACCATTAAAGCATTATATTTATTAATGACATCATTTCTTTCTAATTCGGTATTGGCGCATTGTTTTGCAAATCCGATAAGAACTTCAGCATCTGGTTCAAGTAATCTGAGTCCTTTACTTGATATTGAAGGGGTGGTGGGTTCATTTCCTTGGGTGGCAGATTGTTGGCGCAACCCCCTAAGTTCAGTAATAGCAACATCATAGCGGTTTTGGAGTTCATCTTTGTCCTTTTGGGTTTTTTGACTAATAGCAGCCTGGTCATTTACTACCTGAGTTTCATGCTCAACCGCTTGTCTAATCTGGTCATTAACCTGCTCTAAATAGTTTGATTCATCAATTTTATGGGTAATGTATGCACTTCCCAAAGAAATACATAGAAAAATGGCAATTTTTATATAGGTTGAAATAAACATTATTCAGTTTTTTGGGTGGCAGCTTTAGCACCAATCATTATTCCAGACCCACCAAGCGTAGTAGCCAATCCCAAACCCAACTTATCAAAATCAATAGTGCCACCATGCCAAACATGAATAAGGCAAATAACAAGAAAACCAAATACGCAAGCAATAGAGCAAACTCTTGCAGCGCAGTAAGTAGTATTGTCATCTTCAGTCAAAATATCTTTTAAAATTTTCATATAAATGCGCCCATAAAATAGCCAATTAATAACCAGGCAGCTATTCCTAAAATAATCCAGAATAATCTTTCATTATCCATATTACTTTGCCATTTGTGTAGATGCTAAATTAATCCTAGTTTTGGCTGCTGTCAAATCATTTGGCTTATCTTTAAAGCCTACAGCTACATAACCAGCAAATTGACCCATAGGCGGTGGTACAGAGCCTCGGCACATATATTTGACACCTAGACTAGCTTCCCATGCTCCAACCTTAGAATTTGGGCTGTAATCATCGCAATAGACCTCTCCAGCCATCATTGCCACTATAGCTTTATTTCTTCCTTGATCTGGGGAAATTAAGGTAGATTCAACACCTTCCATAGCATGATTTCTTTCTGATTGAGAAAGTGCAACTATGGTAGTTCTGAGATTGGTGGTTAAATTTACTTCATTTACTACTACAACTTGGGCATCTAAATCTTGTAATAATTTCTGAGATATAGGCAATATTTCAGCCTGGGTTCTTAATTTGGGAATAGTATTGGTATTGGAAATAGCTGTTAGTATGGTTTGTCGACTATCCCAAGCAAAATACCCAATGAAAAATACTATGGATAATAGTATTACTGCAAAAAGTTTAAAGGGGTTATCTACCCATTTTATAAGGTCAATTGCCTTATCAATATTGTCTTTGGATTTAGTAGTTACTCTACTTCTTTTTACTGGTGGTCTTTTTGTTACCATCTTTTACCACTTTCTTTGCTGGTGGCTTGACTGATTTTTTGGCAACACTTCTGGTTGTTGCTTTTTTGATTGTAGGTCTTTTTTTAATTGGAAACATTGGCTCTGGAGATAATGGTTCAACTTTTCGACTTAATAAAGCACAAATCTTTTTAAACATTATTTGTCTGCCTTTTTTTCAAGTTTATCAAAGATTTTTCCTAATACATCATCAATTCTATCAAGTCTGGTATTAATATCTTCTTTTTTTACATAAGAATTGGGAAGCATTACCTCAAGATTTTTTAAATCTTTGGCTAATTGCCCCTGGGATTTACTTAAATTATCTTGACTTTTAGCGATGCTATTAGTCCAATAACCAATAAAACCGCTAGTTATAAAATAAAGCAAAGTCAATCCACCGAAGATCGCTTCCCAAGACATTTTTATTGAACTGTAGAAGTTGCTGGATCAGCAGCAGGAGCATCTACAGGAGCATCTACAGCAGCAGGAGCATCTGTAGAGGCAGCTTGAGCAGCTT